GTAAAACTAAATAACCGAATGCGTCAAAGGCGTGGTCAACTCCCAAATTCTTGTTTGGCAGCCCTGTCCCAGGTGCATAAGTCAGTGTTCGCAACGATTTGATCAGGTGTTTACACCTTGGATGCACCACTGTCCTTCGTGTTCCAGACGCATCCATTAATGCAGTGTTAACAGCGGTGATCTTGTCGCGGATTTTCCATGCGGCCCTAGGTGATTGGACCGTAAATCCACTGCGACGCAAAATTGCATGGTCCGTTACACCAACCCCACTTGTCTTTCTTGCTCCGCCTGTAGGGTCTGGGCACGCAATAATTCTTCGATCCACACCATATCTACGTGTAACTTCCTCGGCAAAATCCCAGGTTGTTGCACCGCCAGTCAACATAATTTCGTCAAATACATATAACGTCTCGCCATCCTTTACCGCGCAAATACCACTCATTGGATCAACGTTAAAGTCAACCCCAAGTAACAATGGCTGGATACTTATATCTTTGGCCTCTTGGGAGATGTTTTCATCGCTAAAACTGACGGCGACAAGCCCCGTAAGGTTCTCGAAGCTTGCCTCAAATTCTTGACGGAACGTTCTCGTATCAAGCTGGGCGCGGGCTGCCTCAACTTCATGTTTACTGACATTCCCTCCATCAATCGTCGTATAACTCCAGCGTTCCCATAATCCTGTCTCGTCCTCCGGCACATAACACCACAAGTCATAAAACCAACTAGCAGTACCATCCGGCGTTGAAATAAATAATGCCCAACCCTCCTTATCCGCTAACGCAGGCCGAATTACTTCAAACCATACGTCCGAACTCATAAAAGCAGCCTCGTCCAATACGACTCCAGACAAGCTGCGGCCCCGCAAGGCCATTGCGTTCTCGGTTCCCTTCAACTCGATCGTGGATCCATTAATTAGCTCGATCCGTAAGTCAGTTTCGTTCTTGCTCTGGATCCATACCTTCGGCACAAGCTTCTTCAATGCTCGCCAAGCAATATCCTTTGCCATCCGATACGTCGGAGCACAATAAAAAAATGTCTCCCCAGGTCGATTGATTGCTCCACGCACCAATTCAACGCAAGACAAGTACGATTTGCCAAAGCGACGGCCTGCTACTAAGACTCGGAAACGTTTTTCGCACGAAAATACTTGGCCTTGAGCCCATCGAAGCTCAATTGGTGCGGTTTTTTGACTCATAAATGCCACATTACACAGATTCTTGACCCCTGCCCCCCTTAAATAGGGGCTAGAAGCCTTTCTACCAGTTAAGATCTTGGAAAAGGTCGTATCAAGCATGACTCAAGACGAACGCCGCACCACAAATGCAAAAGAGGACCGTGTGCGGCGTTTATATCGTCGGCAACTTGAAGGGTTGTCTGCAAGGGCACTCGTTTATGAGCACGTTGAACGTGAACAGGTCAGCATCAATACAGCTTGGCGTGACTGGGCGGAAGTAAAGCTTCTCGTTGATGAAGATTGGAAGTCTGATCGCGAAAATATGTTGGCGCGGCTTCAGCACATGCGTACCAAACTATTTAATCAAGCGATTAAAAAAGGACAGTTGCAAACCGCAAGTCAAGTGCTGGATTCGATTGGGCGCGTGATTGGTGAATCCACTGAGACTGTCAATATTCAGGCTCCTGACCTGACTATCAAGATTCAAGAGAAACAGGATTAGCAACACCCTCTCCCCGCTCGCTTAATTACCTCTTCGCAAGAAGGGGTTTTTTATTGAGAATCAACAAAATGGCCAATATATATTTGGGGTATGGGTATCAGTGTCCGGCGCGTGGGATCTGCAACCCTGCCCCCACTGCTGTGCCAGTCGCCAGCTGTCACACCTAGCTGTAACATATTAGAATATTAAGAAACAATTACACTTAGTCCGCGCAGTCGCTAGGTGGCAAATCTTCTGGTACAATATTAGATAAGAAGACTACACATCTTCTAAACCTTGACAATCTGGGAGTCGATCCGCTCCAATCCTGTGCAGCCTGGGCGAGCCTGACGGCTTCACGACTGCGACCTCGCGGCCTGTGAGCCTTACCAGCTCGCTCCCACTGTGTGCAGGAGAACCAACCCAAAACCACTTAATCACTAAACCATGAAAAATTCAAATTTAAGTGATAAATGTGCATGGGAAATCCTCTGGGATTTCTACATCACAACGGCTGATGACTATGAAGGATTAACATCAGACTTAAGAATTACATTTGAGCGCGGCGAAACACTTCAGCAATTTGCTGAACAGTGCCTAAAGTCTGCTGTCGAATGTGTCTGATAGTAAGGGGACTTTGTCCCCTTCTTTTATTCCTTTTAAATCAACCGCACCAACATCATGACCCAAAGAATGATTGAAGAAAGCACACTGGACGCGTGGCGAATCGGTGCAGGGCTTACAGCCTTTCTCCTTTGCCTTACGTTTTCAGCTGTAGTGTTCCAAGAAGAAGACCGAGCCGCAATGCAGCGCTGCCTGCGCTCCAATGCAGAGAAGACGGAATGCTTGCTTACTGTTTACGGACGTTAAGCAAGGAGCCCAGCCACGCGCTGGGCTTTCTTCTTGTCTGCTAGTATTCTAAAGAACCAACCAATCACACCATGGAAACTTTCAAAATCGTTCGGTCGTTCAATCCAAGCCTCAACAAGTCAGACCGCACCATCAAGCGCGGTTTAACACTTGAAGAGGCACAGGCGCACTGTCGCCGTCCAGATACCCGCGAAGCGGGCGTATGGTTTGACGGCTACACAGCCGAATAATCGTCATGAATGGCTGGCCTCAGGGCTGGCCTTTTTTTATCCGTACCAACAACACCAAACAACACCAAACAACACCATGCGAAAGATTGAAGCCCAGATGGTTCTAGCCGTCAGGAATGCCCTGAATGGCTCCGAACGAACCTGGAGAACTGGAAACACTGAAGTCACGACAGAACATGTCGGCATTCATGGAACTCCAAGTTATGAGCGTTATGTCGTGGTGAGACTCCACGATAACGAGATAGCCCGTTTTGATTCTTCTTTGAATTACGCAGCAGGCTGTAAAGGCTTAGGTCTTAATGATGCCGGCTGGCGTACCACCACAACAAAGAGCAGAATCAACGCTTTGCTGGCTTGCTTTACTGACGATTGTGTCGTCTATCAAAAGGCAGGCCAATGGTTGATCACCACAACGTGGGCAGTGGGAAACCCCTGGCTAGGCAAAGACTGGGTGTCTTATGGCTGGCAAGATAACCACAACTGTCGCAGGGCAGCTGCAACCGTTTAAGCCACCGCACCAACAAACACCAGACCCCAGCAAGGGGTCTTTTTTTATGCCTTGTTATTGACGGCTGATCGATATTGATACTATATTGGAGGAGTAGTAAACACTACGACCAATGAACCAACCCAAACGACAAACCCACGTCTTTCATCTCTGCCAGTACACAGAACGACACGGCCACCAAGTGGTTTATCAATTGTCAGCCTCACAACGAGACGCTGACGAACTAGCCGATGGTTGGAATCAATCGCTATCAGAGCGAGGGATACCAGGAAATGTTTGCTCCTGGTACATCACCGGCCCACACCAAAACACCTCAGGTTTTAACTAATGAACAACTCCGACGACTTCATGCTCCCCAGTGAGCTTGAACCATCCTGGCCACCATCTGACGACGACATCGAAGCCATGGAGTTATACGACCGCCAGAAGCTTGACGACTTGATCGCTGAGGAACTTTGGCGCGAATCCCTGCCATCCGTTCCAACACCAGCAGAACTCAATCCCAACCTCAAATAACCAACCTGTCCAACTTTTCCAACTTGTCCAATGTCAACCCAACTGGAAGTCCAAGCCCGCCTTAGTTACACCCGAGCGATGCTCGAGCGGGGCATCCGTACAGCTTCAGTCGCCACAATGGTCAGCGCAAAATTTTGCGTCTCACGTTCCACTGCATACAACGACATTACAGCCGCCCAAACTGAGATCGAGCTAAGTGACGATGGACCAAGCCTGGAGGAGTCTTCCGAACCAATCAACACCGATAGCGTCCTAGCGATGCTCCAGCATCGTCTGGAGGTCTCTGTGGCTACTGGTGACGACAAAGCGGTTTGCAGCTTGATTAAAGCTATGAA